CCAGTCTTCTTCACTCCGTCGATTTTGCGGACGAGGGTGTTCTTTTTGATTTTAATCTTCAATGCCATGTTGCTTTGAATTTTATGAGTTATACATTTTGTTAATTTTTCATCAGCATAAGCCAGTTACATCGTTACCTTATGGTAGTTTCGGAACTGGCATAAGCCAATCCATTTAGCGGCTGTTTCCGTGTGTGGGGTTTACTAACGAAAAAAGCAACCGCCCGTCGGTGGGTGATTGCTCTTTTCGTGATGCCTGATGTCTGATGTCTTATACGAATGCCAGTCGTTTGCCGAGGGCTTGGCCGATGGCGGTGAGGGTGTCGAGTCCTACGCTGTAACGGCCTGCCTCGATGCGGGCGATGTGTGCCCGCTGCATCTCCACGCGGTCAGCGAGGTCTTGCTGGGTCATTCCTTTCTCCTTTCGCAGCTGGGCGATGTCCTGCCCGATGCGCTGCCTCTCTTGCTCGTTCTTTATCATAGTTATAACTTGTTATGACTTTCGTCACGACTCGACCAAAGATGCAAGCATCATGGCTCTCACTGCTCCGAAAGTTGCGTTGCTTTTGAATATTCTCTGTCCTTGAATAACTCTGCCAGTCCTGACAGCTGCTTGAAGCGCAGCAGTTCGTCGGCATCCATGCCTATCTCCTTCATGATCCACTGGTCGCTCATGCCTGCCTTCTTCAGTTCGCCCACGATGTTCATCATCAGTTCGATGGAGTGTGAGCCTCGGGCGCGGTTGTGGCGGATAGTGCTGGCCATGCGGTTGCTCACGTCTTTGTCGATGATGGAGCATGGCAACTTGCCGCCTTCGCGCTCGTAGATGTCACGGTGCAGCAGCATGGTGGTGTAGCGGTGGTAGCCGTCCACTATCTCGTACTCGCCATTGCCCAAGGGATAGACCACGATGGGCATGGTGTAGCCGTCTTCCTTGATGCTCTCGTAGAGCAGCTTCATCTCCGGCGGTGCTACGTGGTTGGGGTTGTAGGCGTTGGCATGGATATGCTCAATGGGTATCGCCTGAATGTTATAGACTGGTGAAATCATAAGTCCTTATATTTTTCTTGTATGGCCTTGCGGCGGTTCATTTCTTCTTTGGTGAGTGAGAATCCCATGTACTTGCACAGGTGGTCGTTCTTGATGATGCAGATGCACATGCGTTTGTAGGTGGGTATCTCCTTGAACTGGGTGATGTCGATGTCGTCGAGGTAGTCCATGCGCACGGGCTTCTTTGTGGTCTTGTAGTTGGTGTCGCTCAGCACCTCGATATTGGCACCCGCCTTGCGCAGTTCCTCGATGGTCTCGTCACTCAGGCAACCGCCTTTCTCTCGCCAGAACTTGATGCTGGTTTCCAGTTTTCGCAGATAGCCATCGCGTGTCTCTTCGGGCAGGGTGTCGAGCAGGAAGTACATGTACTCCTTCCAAGTGAAGTGTGCGGGCTTGGTGATGCTCTTCCACCCCATCATGGTGGTGCCGCCGTAGAGTCCGGCAAAGTTCACACCGTTGACGCGCCCCACCAGCTTGCCCCACGTGTCTGGCTCGATGACCTGATAGAGCCTGAGAGCGTCCTGCCCTTCACTGAGGAATGGCGAGGCGACGCGCATCTTGGAGAGTGGCACACCTGCCAAGTACATCATGTCGTAGAGCCTATTGTAAGGCCATCGGTTGCGGGCGTTGGCCGTCCAAACGTCCTCCACCGTCCAGTCGTAGATGGGATAGACGGCCACGCAGCCGCCCATGTCGGTGGTGTAGTCGCGTCCCTGGTAGTTCTTGCGGTTCTCGCGCTCGGCATGAATGGTGCGCCAGCGGTTCAGGCTCTCCTGTGTGCGGATGCCTACCAAACAGGCGGTGCGACCTTTGCGCTCACTGAGCCATTGTCCGAAGCGGTCTTGGAAGTCGTAGTCCCATTGGTCGGCACTCCAGAAGGGCAACTCTCGGATGGTCATAGCTCCCTCCGGCATCGGTCTTACCCAGATGTCTTGCTTCACGGGTTCCCACGGTCGCCAGTAGGACTGAAACATCGAGGTGCAAGTGGTGACCATGAAGGGCACGCATACGTGGTAAATGTCGGCCTCGTTGCGGTAGCGGTCAAGCGTCTCGCGCACATAGTCGGTGGTCAGCTGGTACTGTGCCTCGTAGTCCATGTGGTAGATGCCCCACCGCTTGCCCAGCCTTCGGGCTATCTGTGCGGTCAGTTCGAGCATCACACCTGAGTCCTTGCCACCGCTGAAACTGACGTAGCAATAGTCGAACTCGGTGAGTGCCCATTCTATGCGATGCTGTGCTGCTTCAAAGACGTTCATAACTCCTTCTTCAGTTCTTCTTTGGTTATACGTTTCAGATACTCGCTCATGCTGATCTTCTTCGAGATGTTCTTGTCGATGAGCCGTTCAAGTCCCACATCGCCGGTAAGCTCGTAGTAGTGACAATCCTCCTCCTGACCTGTGCGATAGGTGCGGCGGGTGCTCTGTATGTAGAGTGCATAGTCCCACACCTTGTCGAAGTAGATGGTGGTGTCGTACTGTTGTAGGTTCAGCCCTATGCCGCTCTTTTGGATGGTGAGCACCTCGCAGTCAGGGAAGTGCTTGCGGCAAAGGTCGGCACTGGCAATGTAGCGGCAGAAGATGATGGTGTGCTTCGGGTCGCGCTCCGTCAGTATGTCACGCACGCAGCGCAGCTTGTCAGCGTCCTGGGCGTAGGCCATCTGCATCTCTGTGGTCATGGCAAAGAATATGTTGTTGTTTCGCCACTCCAGCATCTCGTCGCTCAGATACTCGTCGCGTATCTCGATGTACCGCTCACGGTTGCCGTCGCTGATGTAGTAGTTGCGGGTGTGCCACTTCTGTGTGATGTTCAACCGTAGGTCGCACTCATACACGTAGTGACGGATGAGCGAGTGCAGGTAGTCCACATTCTCCATGCCGGTGATATACTCGCGGCTGTATTGCCGCCAGCCCACCTTCTTGGTGATGGTGGTGTACTTACAAAAAGTGTTCTTGAACTGCGACAGGCTCATGCTGAGTATCTTCGGACTCAGGAACTCCATCTGCGGCCACATGTCGAGCAGATTGCGACTGACGGGCGTACCGTTGAGTATCAGCTTCCACTGCACCATCTTGCCCACCTCCAGCAGTCGGCGCGTGCGCTTGGCTTCGGCGTTCTTGATCTTCAGCGATTCGTCAACCACCACAAACGGCTGGCGGCTCTGCTCGATGTCGTTGTGCAGGTTTAGCCAGATGCGGTCTGAGCCGCTGATGCTCTCCACGCCGTAGTAGTGAGCTGCCATCGTGAAGCCGCCCCACTTCTCAGCCTCCTGCCGGATGCCGTCGATGGTGCGCAGCGGGCCAACCCAGAACACGTCGGAGCAGTCGGTTGAGTTGACCAGTGTCATGGCGACGCGGGTCTTGCCTGTGCCCGGCTCCATGAACAGCGCACCCACGCGCCACTCATGTAGGTGCTCGATGGCTGCCTGCTGTTGGTTGGTGAGGGTGTTCATCGTTTCAGGTCGTCAATGGTGTTGTCGGTGTCGGCTGGCACGTCGATGCGCTCCGGCACATGCTCCTCGATGGTTGTCTCTACCTTACCGAATATTCCCTTGTAGGTGTCGGCCAGGTATGCCTTCTCGTGGTAGTAGCCTATCCAGAACAACCCTGTCTTATCTTCTACCGACATGAGTGTCTTGGGCAGTTCGCCCTCCATCAGTGTGACGTGGGCAGGGTCGAGCAGTTCATTGTGCAGATTGTGCCGCTCGTTGAACAGAGCCTTCTTCAGCTGATAGGGCAGGTTCTGGTAAGCATTGGTGCATACCTTGCCGCGCCATGTGTCGGGCAGTTCGTTCATAATCTCAACGATGGCCACCGTGCGGCCCACGTTGTAGAAGTAGTTCTTGTTTGTCTTGTCAAGTGCCATAGTCCCTTATCGTTTTATTTCTTCTATGATGTTGCTTTCTTTTGCCTCCTTCTTCTCAGGTGTGTGCCGATCAATGGTGTACGTCGGCAGCTGGTGGCCGTTCTCGTCGAACCATGCCTGCTTCTTGCCGCTGTACTGGATGCTTTTCTTCTCCAATATCCACGCGCTGATCCACCAGGCGTCGCTCTTCATCACCTCATAATCACGTCCGAACACCTGACTGGCAGGTATGATGTCGCTGGAGCCGTCGAAGGCGGTGGCCTTGAAAGCCTTGTCACTGATGCGGACAAGGCTCTCCAGCCTTACGCTGTAGCATAGGGTCTTCATGTCCTTATGCGTGCTTGATGTTGTCGTTGTCCTTGATGGCCTCGCACACCTTCTGACTGAAGGTGATGAACAGCTCGGTGCGCTGCTTCCAGAGGTCGCGCTTGGTGTTGATGTAATAACCGATGTTGATCTTCTTGCACCACTCCTCGTGAGCGGCCATGAAGTCGTTGACAGCCTGGTTGTAAGCCTTCTTGGTCTTGTAGTCGCGGCTTACGGGGTACTGAAGCTCGAATGTCGGAGTCTCAGCGTCAAGTCTTGCATACTCCTTGGTGATACGGTCGAACTCGTCAACCTGTGCCTGTGTCAGCTCCACCTCGTCGATGTTGAAGTAGCGTCCAGCATCGCTGCCCTCGGCACCCATCCAAAAGTTGATTGACTTGGGGTAGTTATGCCAAGCGGCATAGCTGTGTCCTGATACTCCGAAGTACTCGCCGTTATCATTCATAATAAAAAGGTCGGGCATGTTAGCCTCGTACTCGCTGCTTGCGATAACGTAGAACTTCTTGGTCTCGGTGTTGTTTGATGCGAATTGATCAGGATATTCTGCCTTCAGGTGCTCCACATACTCAGTTGTCAGATAGTAGTCGAAAGGATTGTAACCCTCGGCACCTTCATTATACATATTGTTGTACTCCTTGCGCTTCTTGCTCAACTCTGCCTTTGCCATTACGCGGCCTTCGCTGATAGCGGCCTTTGCCTCTTTGATTGATGCCATTGTTGCCGGTGACAGCTCGTCGGTCAGTTGCTCTCTCTCTGCCTCGAAAATCTGATTAGCTATCTCGTCAGGTACGGCTACGCATACGCGGCCATTGCTCAGATAGTACATGTTGATTTTCGGGTGCTTCATCTCGGGCAGGTACTTTGTCTCAAACTTGCAAACGCCAGGTACTTCGACGGTGATGTCGTGATCGTTTGCAAACTCGTTGGTGTCATAGTCGATGCCGTTTTCTGAATCGTGATGGTGCTCAACGTATGCACCATACTTGCGGTGTACTGTTACAATAACTTCCTTGCCTGACTTAGAGGTGAAATTGATTGTGGTGTCCTTTGTCTTCATAATCTTTAGCCGCTGTTTCCCGTTGCCGCCGGTGTTCTAATTGTTATTTGTTTAAGTTTTACGATGCAAAGATAAGCATTTCCTTTGAATGTACCAAATAAAACACAAAGAAATGTGTTTTATTTGGTACTTTTTAACATTTCAAGCCTTATAATTCCTTTAATTCCTATTCTTTCGCCCTAACCAGTCCCCACTCCGCGAACTTCTCGAAGCCGCCGAGGGTGTGGATGTAGAGCCTTGCCTGTTCCACGATGTCCTTATACGGGATGCCGTTCACGGTTTCATCTCCGATGGAACACGATGCCGTCA